TTGACGCGGTAGAGATTAACCTCTGGCTTACAGGGCGCGGTGACGTTGGGTCGCTAAAGACTAAGTCAGCTCAGCTTGCGCGGGACGTAAAAAATAGGTTTAGCAGTAAGGTAGTATCGGAAACGATTAAGCGGCGAATTACGCAACGACTCAAAGGGCTACAGAAGTCGGGTATTACCGAGGGTGTCGACGATGATATTGCGCCTCATATCTTGCACCACTGGCTCTGGGACCGCGCAAAAGACTTAGAGACCACCCATAAAGGGATGTATAAAGCGCAGGTGCTGGCGCAAGAAATTGACGATGAGCTTCGGGGGGCGATGGAGTTTTTGGAGAACGGTCGGTCCGTCATCTATGGACTCAACAAGCCAAACTTTGCCACCTTTATTCACGAGATAGGCCACGTCATGCGTCGGGACTTGAGCGAGGTTCAGATGGACACCGTCGTCAAGTGGCTCAATGATACGGAGGGTGTGAGCGTTTCAGCGAAGGGCGGGCGATTTGACGGTACCGCAGAGATGGTCACAGAGGCAGAAGAGAAGTTTGCGCGCGCGTTCGAGGAATACATACGCACCGGTGTGGCGGCGAAACCGTCGCTGAAGCAGGTGTTTGAGCAGATGAAGCAGTGGCTGATCGGTATCTACGGATCACTAAGCGGCCTCGACGTGACGGTCACCCCCGATATTCGCAAGGTGTTTGATGAGCTGCTGGGTAATGAGCCAGCGAAGCAGCCGTTTCTTCGGAACATAATGAAGACTGTGCGTGACGAGATCACGGGGGATTCACTGCGTAACAAGGGGACTCGCTACAACTTGTTCAAAGACCTGGCACGAGAGTCCCGTAGGTTGGGTCATGACATAAGCCACGTGGATCTCGTGAAGCAGTTTGACGAGTCTGCTGCGGCAGACGCTGCTGCGCGGGGGGTCGATAAGAAGGATGGGTTAGGCAAGATTACGCTACCTGGACCGGTCTACATGGCGGGGCGGTTCCCCGAGGGCAAGGCCGAGTTTGCCGCGGCTGATTTAGTTAGGTTGACTGAAGAGGTAATAGGCGCGTCGCTTTTAGCGAAAGCACCTGGTCCACGCATGGCTCTAAGCGCGCGGCGAGAGGCCATTAAAGAGATGACTCCGACCCAGATCATCGACAACTGGGTGTCAAGCGGGGAGTTTGCTGGAGTCAAGAAGTGGGTGCGTAGTATCTACTTGGGCGGTGACGCGGTGGAAGACATGCGTAACTTACCTGAACCGATACGCCGCTCGATTATCGCGATGCCAAAAGAGCTTGAGCAGACAGTCGGCGACGTGATCAAACTAATCACTACGGGTGACTTTGATTCAACGGTAGCGTATATCACAGGTGATCTGGTCAACTTCGCCGATAGTGGTCGCCCCGCGATTAGTTCGGGTCACGACATGATGGGTTCGGTTTTGATGCAGATGAAACGCTTTTTCGACCCTGCGCAGGGGCCGCTAACCTCGGCCGAGTTGAACGCATTGATAGATTTTGCTGAGTCGATTCATGTTCATAAAGGCACGTTGGAGTACACGCAGATGCGGGCAAAAGCCGAGCTGGTCACCTCTGCCTTGGCCAAGATCAAGTCGGATTCTGCCGCCAGCCCGTTTATATCGGAGGTTCTAAAGGCAGCAGGGGTGGCTCCTGGGCGTCAGCTTTTACCGAATATCTTTGGTGCCCCATCAAAGGCAGGTCAGCCTGGTAGCCTCATTGAGTCGTTGATGTACGCATCGGGTGTAAGTCGTCGGCCCCCCGCCGGTCTGGGGCGCGCAACAAAGCAGTTTGATCTGCAGTTCTTACCCGCGGCTCAGCGCATGGATTCTGCGCATATATTTACGCAGCTTTACTCAGACTTAGTCAGTCCGTCCCTATTCAAAGGCGATCCGAAGGTAGCGAACCGAGTAGTGGTTCTTATCGCTGGTCACGGGAAAGCGGCGAAGGCGATGTCTACTTGGGCGAAGATGGGTATTGTGACTGACGCACAAACAGCATCAGCTTTTAAGCGTTGGGTTTCTGGTGAGGTTGTAGAGTCCGAAGTCGATATGCTTCGCGTGTTGCAGTTGTACCAAGTACATGGCTATAGCCCGAACTTCGTGAAGGGTATGGACCTTTACGGGTTGGATTTGTATGTCCCGAAAGCGGCACGTAGGCGGTTGTCTCAGGCGTTGATACGTGCGACTGACCCCTCTGTAAGTGACTTGTTGAAGGGCGACTTTTTAGAGGCTATCGGCGGGGGTACCGCAGTTACGACGGACCCACTTGCTATGGGGCTGGCGTGGTCGTATCGCTACTCAAAGACACGGATGGTTCGCGGCCACTTTGTAATGAAGTCACGCTACTTCACGATGAACACGTTTGACCACTACAATCAAATGGCTTTAGTGACGGGCTTTCGTCCTGCGTTTGTGTCGACTATTAGGATGATGGATCAGAACGCGATCTCAAACCCTCTTGGTCAGGCAGTTGTCGTTGCGGCGAAAAAGCTCGGGTTCCCCAAAGCGGGTGAGGCAATCAGGAAGCAGCTACAGAAAGCAGGTGACAAGGGCGCGCATTGGGCTGGAGCGATCTTGATGGGGTCTAAGTGGCGGTTAGAGGTCAACGACATTTTAGAGGGGCGTCGCATCGTATACTCTCTTGGGGGAAACCCCACTTCGGCGAAAGTTATACGGGACGTTGCTCTACAGGAAGGGATCTTTTCCAGCTTCGACACGGCCCAGTTGGGCACAAAGATTCAGAAGTCACTCGACCTATTGCTGAAGCAGGCGAAAGAAAACGACCCTGATATGGCGCTTCGGTTGAAGCGGTTTCTCTCCTTAAACGATTTCCCGCGTGTGGCGGCCGATATAGCGGAAGCCTGGTCTGAGCGCGAGCGATTGGGCGCGATGGTTACACTCATGGAGATGGGCATTGATGCCCGTACTGCTGCGCGAATCACGATTGACGCGCTGTATGACTATGCGGGTTCCATGTCGAAGTGGGATCGCCACTGGCTGATCAACCTGGTGCTACCGTTTTGGGCTTTCCAGAAGAACGCGAACCGCCAGATAATGGACACGGTGTTTAGCCCGAAGGGCGCGTATCGTCTGGGCGTTATGCGGAGATCCTACGAGCACGGGCTCGACTTACTCAGTGACATGCTGTACTACGATATGGTCGACGAGTACGGGATCGATACAGAGAATATGTCGATTGAGTTGAGCGACACCTATTACGGCCTCAAAGAAGCGTTAGAAGAACACTATGGCTCGGCCGATGCGATCCCCGATGATGTTCGTCGCGACTTTGAGACTTGGGTGTCGGGTAAGATGAGAGCGGGTGCCTTGGAGTCGAGTGCCCTGTTTACCGGTGACAAGATTAAACGTCTCCTGATGGCTACGGGTACTCTGGAGTTGTCGCGGTACTACGTGCCCAAACCTGCAATGTCTTCACGTAGAACGTTTCGCCGCGACCGTCCGGGTCTTGCTGTACCGCACACCTACAGAGAGAACATGAGAAAGTGGATCAACGGTATTCGGAACAACACACCGGACACGCCATATACCTTTGTCATGCTACCTGAGCCGTTTTACACCGCAGCGTTTCACCACATGGGGTACACGGCAGCCACGATGATTCTGGCCGCCGAGGGCTTGGTCAAAGCGCCGTTGTCGTTGGTAACTGAGGGCGACAGTACCGACGATTTGGTTCAGTCGATGGGTGTTTTAGGTGAGGTGTTCAGCCCTCAGAGAGCGCCGGTTCCCAGTGAGCTTCTTGCGTCTTACGGCTTGGAAAAAGCGTCATACCCGCAAAAGCTGCACCCGTCGTTAGTGGCTATTGCAGAGGCATCGGGGATTGACACGTTCGCCACGACGCCGTCGGAAGACCCGTTTACGAAGGAGGCAGAGCGTAAAGATGCGCTTGAGCAGGGGCGGCCCGTGGCGGAGTTCGCGGGCACGATTAAAGAGGCGCGCTATTATATGATGCCAGGGATACCTCGTCTGCTCTTTGTCAATACTCCCATCGGCGAGCTTAACTCGATACTTATGAAGTCTCGCGTGACTCCACTGGAGCAGGCCGCGGCGAAGGGAGAGTCGATTCTTTGGGCACGTCGCGTCACCGGGCTTGACACCGAGGATGTCTACCCGAGCCGCACGGTGGCGGGTGAGAGTAGGCGTGCCCGCAATGAGAAGGGGTCAGAAAAAGTTTACGACGCTGCACGGAAAGGGCGGCAGAAACGTCCGGGTGATAAGTAATGCCGCGGTTCTCTGACTACTTACGTCGAGGGTTTGGTCGAGGCTCGGAGAACCGGCTGCTTACGTGGCGGAAAGGCTCCGCTCGGGTCGTGGCTGCTGGCCCCCTACTAATGGCTGATGGCCTACTTCACTTACGCGGAGGTATGCGCTTCAACCATGAGTCGGTATCTATTACCAACAGCCCCTACAAGGTCAAGCCTACTGACTATTTCGTGGGTGTTGACACGTCACACGGCGCTATTACTGTTGAGCTTCCCGAGTCATCCTCAGTAGGTGCGGGGTTTACTTTTTTCCTCAAAGACGAGGGTGGCAGGGCCGCAGCCAACAACATCACAGTCACGACACCGATACGGGAAACGCTCGAAGGGTCGGATCGCTTGATTGTAACCACGGGCTATTCGAGCTATCAGTTATATACCAATGGCATCAACTGGTTCGTATTTGGCTGATACCGAGACCTTCCAGGGTGCATTTAATGTTAAGCTACAAACACGAGTGTCTTTCGGGGGTCTTTTATGATCAAATCTTATACTCACTTCGGCTACTCGTATCACCACGGTAGCACGTCGCCGGCAAATATCACAACTACATATCAGGTGTTCCCTGTTACGGTTGACACGACAAACTCGACCAACTCCGCCAGTTTCCCTGATGACTGCAACATTCAGTCTATCGAGTTTGAGGTCACCACGGTGGGTCACGGTACTTCAATCACGACATACTTGGCGCGCGATTCCGCGGGTAACATCCCAATCACGAACCCGTCCACTGAAAATATCACGGTTGGCGTCGGGGCTGCGACGAAAGGCGGAGCAATCTTTTCTGACGAGATTGACTATCACTTCGATGGCGGCACCGGTGCGGGCACAGCGATTACAGGCACCTCTCGTGGTACCATATACGTTGTTGCTAAGAAGACGGACACGTCTGGAGCAGACGCGACAGTCACTAACATCCGCGTCAACTGGAGAGCATAATGGCTGGTAGTATTTGGCAACGGAATATCGACGTCGATGCAGACGGCAACGCCACAGTCAACGGTGACTTGACCGTAAATGGTGCAACGACGACGATTGCGTCGACCAACACCGTCATCGCCGACAAGCTCATTGAGCTGGGCAACGGAACCAGCGGCACTCCTTCAGGCGATGCCGGCGTCATTGTAGAGCGCGGCTCATCGGCTAACGCGGGGTTAGTCTGGGACGAAAGCGCCGACAAATGGGTTGCTTGCACGACGTCGGCTACCGGCGGCAGTAGCGGTGACCTGACTTTGACTGACGCAAACCTCTCCTGCGCCGACCTAACTGCGTCGGGAGACATCATCCTTGATGATGGTGGGTCGCTGAAGGAAGCAGGCGGCACAGCCGCAATTACGATTGATGCCTCGGGTAACGTGACCAAGTTGGGCCAAGATTCTATGTCGAGCGGCGACGTTCTGACCTGGGATGGCGCGAAGTTTGTTGGTGAATCACCCACTGTTGGTGACATCACGGGTGTTACTGCGGGCGTAGGGCTTTCCGGGGGTGGGAGCAGCGGGACGGTAACGCTTACCCTTGACTTGTCCGAGCTAAGTGCGATCACGCCCACCGCTACCGACAGTTTTGCCACACTGGACTCGGACGGCGCGGCGGAGCAGCGCACGACCATTACCGCCTTGAGCGCGCTCCAAGCGGGAGCGGCTGCCGCTACCGGATTGACAGCCTCTTCTGGTGTCCTCACTGTTAGTGACCTCCACTCCGTTGGTGTCAGCGGCGCTGCCAACCAACTCATCACCGATGATGGCGATGGTACGGTCACCTCCGAGGGCAATCTTAGCTTCGACGGCTCGACCCTGGCAGTGACGGGCGCACTTAGTGCAACAACCACGGCGTTTGTAGGCACGGATCTTACCATTGACGGCGGCGACGTCTTTTTTGGGAATGGGCAGCACGCTACGCTCTCTCTTGAACCGACCGCCCATAACGCAGTCGGAAAGAACCTTGTATTGACCGCTGGCGCTACTACCGCGGGGACAACAAACAACATTGCTGGTGGCGATGTCATTATTGCAGGTGGTCAAGGTAAGGGGTCTGGTGCCGGCGGTGACATCATCTTTAAGACGGCCAATGCCGCTGGTTCTGGTAGCTCACTAAATGCTACTGCTACCGCACTGACGATTAGTGATGACTTGTCTGCCACGTTTGTTGGAGATGTTGTTTGCGCTGAGAGTAAGGCACTCAAGTTTGGGAGCAATGCCATCTTGTCCGACAGTAGCGGCACAATGACGCTCTCAAATGTCGATGCGTTGGACGCTACAACTGAAGCGACAATCGAAGCCGCGATTGATACGCTCTCGAACCTCACGACAACTGGTACGATTGGCACAGGCGTTTGGCAGGGGACTGCTGTAGCCTCTGCTTACCTCGACGCTGATACGGCCCACTTGTCTGGAGTGCAGACGTTTTCTGGGGCCAAGACTTTCTCGGCTGATGCCACGTTTAGCGGCGACACAAACACGTTTGAGTCAGCGAACGCTACAGACCCGCTGCTCATTATCAAGAACACCACGAATGACGCTGACGGCGCTCGCCTTCGCTTCGTTAAGGACAAGGGCGCTGCGGGTGCAGCAAATGATGAGTGCGGTGTCATTGAGTTTGTTGGTGACGATGCCAACCAAGACCAAGTTCAGTTTGCTAAGATCGCTGCCATCGTCAAGGTACATACCAATGGTCAAGAGGGTGGCGAGCTTATTTTTGAGGTGGCCTCCCATGACGGTGAATCCCAGCCTGGCCTTGTCATTTCTGATGGTGACGCCGAGGATGAGATTGACGTAACTATCGGTAGTGGTGCTGCATCTTTGACTACGGTATCGGGTGATCTGACCGTAAGTGGTGGTGACATCCTCATCGGTGGAGCAACCCCGAAGCTGACCATCGGTGATGCGGGTGCAGAAGACACCATGCTGGTCTTTGATGGCAACGCTCAAGACTATCGTATTGGTTTAGACGATGGGACGGACACTCTTGAGATTGGTGTAGGCGCAGCACACGGCACCACGCCCGCGATTGTGGTTGATTCGGCGGCAAACGTTGAGGTTCTTGGAACACTGAGTATCAATACGGCAATCGCGGACGAAACGGTTTCAGGTGTGACCGCGTTCTTTACTGCTGGTGAAGCCTTAGAACGAGGCGAAGTCGTCTACTTCAAGGCCAGTGACAGTAAGATGTGGAAAGCCGTTGCGACTGCCGCAGCTACATCTCGTTGTGTCGCCATGGCGGCTGATGACATAGCTGGGGATGCAGTGGGCAAGTTTCTGCTTCAAGGGTTTCTCCGCGATAACGGTACCTTTCCGGCTTACACTATAGCTGGGGCGCTCTATACACCTGAAGCAGAGACATCGAGCCAAAACGTGCCCGAGCAGACCGCGCCCGATACGGACGGCGACTTCGTACAAGTCCTCGGATGGGCTGTGACAGCGGATATGGTTTACTTCAATCCAAGCAACGACATCATTGAGGTCGCCTAATGGCTGACATCGAAGCAATAGATGGCGTAGCCGCTGCCGACGTTGAGGCGGTTAACGGCGTGGCAAAGGCCAACATCCAAGCCATCAACGGATGTGGTGTACCCGCAGCGGGGGCATCGCTGTGGACCTTGGTGGGCGAAGATGGTGGTGTGGGTACGGCACCCGCATCCGATCTTAACGATTGGACTTGTTACGTTTCTGGCAGCATGGGAAGTTCCGACTACACCAACATCGCGTATGGAAAAGATGGTAGTGGAAATCCATTATGGGCAGTCACAGACTCGAACGGTAACCGTGAGCTTCGGGTTTCATCCGATCCGACGAATACTGGTGGGTGGTCAGATATGAACGCGACGAATACTTTACAGGGGGTTGCCTGGGGCAACAATGTTTGGATCGCTGTAGGCAAGAACGGCCTGGTTTATCGTTCAACTGCGGGAACATCGGGTTGGACCTCTTTAGACATGTCAGGCGTTACCGGGTGGTCGAGTGGTGTCACCATCTATGAAGTGGTGTCGGATGGCGCTGGGGAATGGATGTTTGCTCAGGGCATGAATGTTTTTCTATCCACTGACGATGGTGCATCCTGGGCGCGGGTGGTGAACTTCGCAAGCTGGGGAGGTACGGACTTGTCTGGTTATACAGCCTATTCGATGGCATACACAGCCAGCCGATGGTCGGTCTTCTTGCGCGCTACGGGGAACTCACGGGTCTATCATGCGGCGGCGGCTGATACGTCAGCTTGGACCATAGCCCAAGTCGGTGGTGCCGATGCGACCGCCCAGGCCATCGTCAGCCAAGCAGCCCGACGCATGGCAGCGGGTGATGGAACGGTGATTATTGTCACTAGCAACGACACGTCACGCAGCACAGACGGTGGACAGAATTGGACAAAGAACTCCAACGACTTACCGCGAACCGATGCCCGCGATGTCGCAACCGATGGGTTGGGTAACTGGATTGTGGTGCATGACAGCGGGCGGGTGAGCATCAGCACAAACAACGGCGATAGCTGGGCTGAGCAAACTGGTGCCCAAGACGGTGGAAGCAATACCAATATGAGATTCCCAACCGGCGGAAGCAATGTTGAGAACCTGGAAGCCGTCGCCGCGAATGTTTACCTCCCCGTATAGGATATTACAATGAGTACAAATCTTAAAACAGCTCGATTCGATACTGAGACTTTGACCTATAAGATTGTCTCGGATACGGCACTGACTCATGCGTCAATGGACGACGTGACTGCATCGTCGGGGTTTTTGCATAGCATCACGGTCGTCAACGGCGCAAACGCTGGGTATCTCAAGATTACACTCACGGAAGCAACGGTAGTTGTCAGCACCACGGTGCCTGATATTATGATTAAAGTGCCCGCGAGCACGACTGTTCGCGTCACAATACCGAGTGGTGTTGCGTTTACCAAGTTAAGTTTATGGCAGACGACCCTGAGCACCGACGTCAACAACGCGTCAATTGCCGCTGCGTTTAATGTTACACTGGTCACAACATAGGAGGCCATCATGGCTGTTACAGTTGCAGATGTATCCAACCCATTAGCCACTAAGCTCGTCATTGACGCGGCCACAGACACGAACAGCAACGCGGCGGAAGATAACGTTACAGGTGCCGCGGGTATCATGTACTACGTTCAGATTGACAACAAGAATAACGCTGCGGCGACGTATGTAAAAGCGGGAGACGTTGCTAACGCTACGCCGTCAACGACGTCCGCTGATTGGGTTTTTTACGCGGCGGCATCTACTAAGACATCGTATGTAATCGAAACCGGTGTGGCGTTTTCCACTGCCTTGTCCTTTTGGGGTACATCAACGGCGGCTAACGGCTCGGCGGCGACTACTGTTGCGCAAACGGACCCCGGTAACCCGGTCACAACTAAGATTCTCACTACATAGGGGAACCCATGAAAGCCTTACTTAAAACATTCTTCGATTCTCAGCATCGAATCTCGTGGCGTAGGCTCGCAGTCCTCGCATTAGGTACAGCCCTTCTCGCTTTGGGAATGCTCGACTCAACCCAGTGGTTGTATCTTGGGCTTGCTTACATTGCGGGTGATAGTGCCGAGAAAGCCATGGCTGCGCTGAGCAAGAAGTAACTTATGGCAGCAACGCTCAAAGCTACCGGGTTTCATGGTGCTGTAGACTTTAAGATCGTAGAGGTCTCAAACATGCAGACGGCAACAGAGGTCCAGTCGAACGTCACTGGTGGTCCAGGTCGGTTGTTTAACGTGTACCTGGACGGCACAGACGCGTCGGCAGACTACTGGGTGAAGTTGTATGACGGTGCCGACCCCACGCCGGGTAGTTCCGTACCGCAGTTGATCATCAAAGGTAAGGCATACACGCGTGAGTGGTTCCAGATACCTTACGGGTTTGCTTTTACCCAGTTGAGTATCTGGGCGACCAGATCAGCTAATCAGACAGATACAACGAGCTTGACCGGCTTAGCGACTGTTCGCTTGACGTGTAGCTGAGCCATGGCAATCACACGATCCACTACAGCTACAGCACTTGCGGGTACCCTGGTCGTTGACTTAGTCGCGAACGCGGGAATCAAGAACAACGTTACAGGTAATACCTCTGGTCGAATCTACCTGGTCGACATTGATAATACGGCGAATACGACAGATTCGGTGTATCTACGCATCGCGGACGCGGCGAGCATCGGTTCGGTGGCCTCTGACCATACTTGGATGTTCTATGCGCCTGCCGGGCAGCGACTCTCTTACGCCATCCAAGAGGGCGCGTTGTATGCTGCGGGTGTGACTACCTGGTGCACGTCGAATCCAGCCTCGGGTAATGGAACAGCCCCAACCAGCTCCGTCGTAGTTCGCTTGGTAGCGTCATGATCGAAATGGACACCATCATCCAGATCCTCGCGGCTCTTGGCGCAATCGTCCTTGCGGTCTTCGTAGGGAAGAGTGGTTGTGGAAAAAAGAAAACCAAAAAGCCTGATGCGCCGCCTAAGAATCTTGTGGCTGATGCTGCTCGCGATAATATCCAACAGACTTTCGAAGAAGAAATAGACCGGGTGACCTCGGCTCTAAACGAGGCCAACACCGCAGCCCAGCTTGCGGCCTTGGGTAATGCCCGTAAACGGTCGCCCAAAGAATGATCCTATTACTGCTATCGGGATTAGCTTGGGCTGTAGACATGCCTGAACGCCTGCCCCCCATCGCCGACGTGCCTGGCCAGTGCGGCATGACCTACCCGATTGAAGTGGGTAAGGGCATAGCGCCGTCCATCCTGGGTCAAGATAGCAAAGCCTTGTGCTCGGCTATTGCTGTTCCATTGTCCGATTATTCGGATTTGCTCGCAACTGAGTCTTGGGGAAAGGCGGTCTCGGAAAGATACACGATTGATACTACTGCTTTGAAGGCTGACCGGGATTGGTATAAAGTCAAGTTAGAAGAGGCAAACAAGCCACTACCCTTCCTTGAGAGACCAGGCACCCAGCGTTGGTTGGGAAGGATTGAGACTCTTGTGACTGTTGGAGTTGTTACAGTAGGGTTAGGTACCGCATATCATTATAGTTCTGGAGGATTCCGATGAGCGCAGATAGCTTGCCTTCATGGCTCGATACAAAACTTTTTATCTGGGTTGTTGGTATGATCTTCTTTGCTGGCGGTGGCTGGATGTCTTTGGACAACCTCGGTCTACGAGTCAACAAACTTGAGATGAGCCAAGATGGTGTCCGTGAAGACATATCTATTATCTTGCAGAACCAGGCTCGGATGTGCCAAGCAATGAATATCAACTGTGACTAAGCTCCCAGTCCTGCTTGATTATGTCGCGTCCCTTGGCCACGCAGTGTTCACTAAGGGCGAGTACAACCTGAACATCATTGGCATCCGTACTGTAGCCAGCGATGCTAATACCTTCGATGATCGCATCTGCCTCGTCTACAGGGACGAAGTTGGGTGGGTAACGCGTACATGGCCAGCGACGACGGACCCAGGCACGTATTGGCGGACGCACCCGATGAACGTCGATGGGACTGCCATCTTGAAGCCCGGCCAGTATCGCGGCGCGTACAAAATCGGCTTGCACCGGGGGTATGACGCTCTCGTTCAGCGCAAAGCCGTCACGGTGTACCGAGACAAGAATCGGGACGAGACTCTGGACATGGCCCCTTCAACTGCCCAAGAAGGGATGTACGGAATCAACATCCACAAATCGGGCAGAAAAAAATCTACGCAGGTAAATCGGTTCTCAGCCGGCTGCCAGGTTTTCGCAGAAGAAGCCCACTTCGACGAGCTTATGAGCATCGTGTACTGCGCCAAAACAAAGTGGGGCGATAGCTTTACCTATACCCTCGTTGACCAGCCGGATTTCTAATGGATGAGCAAGTCGTAGCCGATAGTGCCAGCAGTATAGTCACTGCCCTGCTGGAGTATGGTGCTATGGGCATCTTTGCCATTTACTTGATTGCTACCAACTGGTTCGCTCAGAAGCGCATTGACCAGATGACTGACACGATTGCAACTCAACTGACGGATCAGACAGCGAAGTTAGACGCGATCATCAAGAGCAAAGAAGAAGACAAGCTCAAGAAAGACATCGCCAAGATGATCGAAAACAAGGATGTGTAGCTAAGTACGCTTAGACCAACGACCTGGCCCGCTGCGCGCGGCGATGCGTGCAAGCTCACCAAGCTCAAGCAGTGTGGTAATCCACTCTTCGTACCGCTGCGGTTGACCCTCGATTTTTACTGGTGCAGCAAAGAAGGCTTCGGACATTCCCTTTACGTGCCGCATAGTGGGTAGGCGCACACCTGATTCAAGCCGACACACTTCGGGCTGAGATAAGGAAGCGCGGCGGGCCAACTCAGCCAAGCTCCATTGCCTACTTGTTCTATTGTGGCGCATAAATCGAATAAACCCGTTGTCTGACTCGGCCATAGTAATTCCCCTTTGGTACACCAGAACGGTAGCCCAGTTTAACCACATCGTCAACTTTAACTGTTGACACACTGGTAATGACGAGGTAACAATGACTATCCAAGAGGGCCATATCAATGTGGACACAACCGCACTTTCGCTACTTCGTCACCGCCGAAAATCAGTGGGACTATCTACGTCATTTTGAGTATTTGGTTCCCGGTGTGCTGGCTTATGCTCGTGAGCCTTACTACTCCCGAGGCGAGCAGAAATACAAGCGGGTTCGTATTGAGAAGGCGACTGAGCATCAACTGGCTTCGATGAGTGAGTGTGAGTTGTTCGTGCCTCTGCACGGTGCGTGGTTGGTTGAGTTGGAGCTACGCCGTTGTCAGATGACGTACGATTTCACGGCTCGCGGCGTTGGTGGTATCGCCCCGTGGACGGACGAAGGTAAGGTGGCGCTGGTTGCTCGTGGACGCGAGTTAGTTGATGATGCGGTTCAGCGAGGCGAGCTTCGAGATCATGTTCCCGCGCTGGCAACAAGCTACCAGACTGCGGGGGTCGCATGGACGAATAGTCGGCCTTGGACACTGAATACCTGGAGCTGCGGTAGCGGTAAGACAGCGGGTGCGCTGATGAGCAGTCTCACCTATGCTGGGCCGGTACTCGTTGTTTGCCCCGCGAAGGCGCGTCATGTGTGGTGGTCGCAGACACAAGAGTACACGCACCTAAAGCCCTTCCGTGTTCGGCCTAAGTCGGGGACTCGGAAGAAAGACCAGACCTTCGACGACTACATAGACGAGTGCAGGGAAATGTCACGGCGACCCCTTGTTGTTATCGGGGCTGAATCGTTGACCGACAACCTGGACATCGCTCGGATGCTTCAGCCTACCGTGCTGATCTTGGATGAGATTCACACGCACGGCAGCACGAAACGATGGACTGCTATACAGGAAGCAGATGGTGAGGTTAGCTTTGAGCGCCGTAAGACAAAGGCGAGTGGGCGCGCTGACTCTAAGGTCGACCGAGAGAACCGTGCCGTCGCTGTGATGGACGTGAGCCGACTCAAAAGCCTACGAGTGAGGATAGGGCTGACCGCAACGCCGCTGGATGATGGTAGGCCACGCAGGTTGTGGAGCCAACTGGACTTGCTATCACCGGGAGGGTTCAGTCATTCGTATGGGCGCTTTGCTACCCGCTATTGTGACGCAAAGCCGGGTACTTACGGTGGGTTAGACGATAAAGGTAGCAGTAACCTCGACGAGCTACGCAACCGCTGCAGCTTCTTGATGCACGAGGTTCCTTACTCGGAGAGTCACGCTGAGCTACCCGACACGCGGGTTCAAGTGGTCTACTTGGACAACGATGAGCTTAATAGGGCCGACCGATGGAGCGACGAGGCTACCTTCGGGCAGGCGCTCAAGAAGATGGCACGGGAGATGCGTTCAGGTGGGGTCGAAGCCCGCGAACGCGCTGTTGAGGCCCGCTTGGCGGAAGCGTGTAGCCGAAAGCGTAAGTATGTTGTTGATGAGGTGCTGCAAGGTCTCCGTGGTGGGGGCAAGGTTGTTGTGTTTACCGCTCGCCGCCGAGAAACAGAGCTATGGGCGCACCAAATACGCCGGGCAGTGGGTCGCGGCGACGAATCTCTTGGCAAGGTTCCAGTCTGGTCGGCTCATGGTGGGGTACCGGAGAACGAACGGGATGATATGGTCGATTTGTTCCGGCAATCCACCGATGCGTGCTGCTTAGTGGCCACAGGGCAGAGCATGGGCACGGGTGTTGACGGGATGCAGACTGCGAACCTTGCCATTTTCGCCATGCTGCCCTGGAAGCCCGGTGATTTTACCCAATGGAAGGGTAGGTTTGACCGATTGGGTGGTTGCCCGACGTTACTCAAGGTTGTCGTGGCTTCGGGTACCTATGACGAGCGGGTGGTCGACATTCTGGTCGAGAAGTTCGGGCCGATAGAGCAATTCCTTGCAGCCGACGAGCTTCGGGGTCTGGATAAGAAACTTTTAGGTGTTGAGGACCGCGACGCGCTGCTCGATTCCATCGTCACCAAGTTGGGGGTGAAGTAATGGGTAATGTTTTGATTGACGCGGGCCGTTCGGCTTCTGGCTGGTCTCGTATAGGCACATTCTTTAGGTGCCCGCAGTTATTTGCGTACGGTGAGCGTCTTGGCCTGGAGATGATCCCTGCCAGTGCGTTGACGCGCGGTTCGATGGGTCACATCATGCAAGCACACCAACATGCCATCTGGGGTTCCCGTCAGGGCGGTGTTTGGGTGGATGATAAGTGGCACGACGACGAGTTGGCGTTTCTCTCCCCCGAAGACGCCGTCACAACGTGGTGCGACGCTAATGGTGGGCACGAGCACCTGGATAGGATGATTGAGACGTTCCGCCGCTACATGGCGGTCAACCCGGAGTCACCTGGGCGTGTCATTGCCGTCGAGTACCCTGTAACTGCCGTGCTTGGTGAGAAGGACGGTACTTGGGGTCTTTGGGTCGTCGCTCTTGAGGATGCGAAGTTTGATCGCCGTGCGACGAAGGTAAAAGCATGGGACGGGGGCATCATACGGCCGTCACCGCTGAACTGCCCCGGTCACCCGGACTCAGGCAAGGCAGTTGTCCTCACCCGCCGCCTGGACATGGCTACGTCTGACCGCACAGGCCGCGCGTTCATCTGGGATCACAAGCATCAAGCTCGGGTGTCTCTGGGCCGGAGCGTTGACGGCTACGCTATCGACGGTGGCTTTGCTGCGTTCCGTATTATGGGCAAGCAGATGTACGGGTCTAAGTTTGGTGGTGTTGCGCTCAACTTGATTCAAACACAGGAGCCATGGCGCATCGCGCGACCGATGGTGCCACCAACACCGCACCGCGACTCACACTTTGCTGAGATGCTGTGGCGTGCTGAGCACGCGTTGGCTCGCTTAGACGTCGACAACCCAGACTTTTGGACCTGGCCCAAAGTGCAGCATGAGACCGCGTGCGTCACTCGATACGGCCCATGCAAAGGACTACAGCATTGTTTCTACGGAAAAGCTGCCGTGGTTTGACCCGGCATCAGTTACTAACCCAACCGCCCCCAGGATTTACATGAGCGAAGCACACCCCACTGTTATGATCTCCGTCTACGGACAGCCTAAAAAGAAAAAGACCAGCGATGCCTTGGCTGCGTTTCCTACTGCGTTGTTTCTCGGCGTGCCTTCTGCGGTCACACTCGTGGCTCAGAATGAGTTGGGGTACACCCCTACGGTACACCCGCAGTCGCCGCAGACACTACCTGAGCTGGTCCAGATGCTGACGCAACTAAGCCAAGACCCGGCATCGCTAAAGCCCTACGGTGCGTTGGTTATCGACGACGCGAGCCATCTGTGTAAGCAGTCAATGTTGATGTGGGAGGAACAGGCACCCAAGGGACGCAGCGGCAAGACGGATCGGTTCTTCCAGTATCAGCAGCTAAACCGACACCTGCTGCAAATGTCCTCGTTATCGCGGCACTTGGGTGTTCACCTGGTGCTGACGTTCCATGAACGAGACCCCGGCACGAACGGTGACGGCTTCTTCTGCGCGGGTGGACCCGACGTACCCAGCCGCAACCAGGTCAAGACCATCCCGGCGTGGTGCGACATAAACGTACGTGCGATGGTAGACCCCACGTACCCGGACCCGTGGTTCCCCGGCGTGTACTACTGCGACCCAACTGACCCCGAGTGGATCACCGGTGACCGCACAGGTGTATGCACTCGGCGTACCCCAGGAAACCTGCGGGAGATACTGCGCGCAAGCCAGTCGGAATACCACCTTGCCAGGATTCCCGGCCTGGAGTGGCAGGATGATGTTGCAGATATTGTTGCCTCGCTTATTGTCGAGGGTGTACCCGTGAAGAAGGCCATTCAGCAAGCAGTAGAAGGGAGAAATAGTGACCCACTACACTTGCGTTGGGCTTGCCAAGACGGTATAGCAAGAGGAGTGCTGAACAAACAAGCTCAGCGGTCTATGTTTGACTTCACAACGGAGGCGGTTGAGACAAAACAACTGGCCCCACCACCTCCGCCACCAATCTCATAGCGACAGTCTCGTCGCACCCACCGGACAATCATGTCCATCACAACAAAACTAAGGAGTCCTCGTGACTACTTTCCAACTCCCAGGCAATGCAATGCAGGGAATCTCATCCTTTGGCTCCCGTCCCCCCGAGGCGGGCTTCTACACCGTATCTATCGTTGAGGTAGAGAAGAACCCCCGAGACAAACCCGGTAAGCGCCGTGTCCATGTCCAGTTCGAGAACGGCTTTAAGATGTTCGACTTCTTGAGCATCCCGTTCAACGACGACGGCACACCCATTGTGGGTTTGTCGGATAAGCAGGTGCGTGGTCAGCTTGCTGCCTTCCGCACTATGCTGGAGTCTTTGGGCTACACCGGCCCCGAGATTGAGGGAGGCACCATCACTGATGACTGGTTGCTTTCGTCTGCGAATGGTGGTCGCAAGGGCTACGTCGAGTTCGTGCCTGGTATCCAAGGTATTCAAGGTTCGTACAGTTCCGTTGAGCGTTGGATGAACAAGGCGCAGTTTGACTCGCTTGTTGAAAGCGGTGCCGTTGTGGCGTCCGCCGATGCGTCGCCAATGATGACACCACCTGCTGCCGCACCTCCGGTGAATGGTAGTAGTGTTGCAGCACCCGTCCCTGGTGGCGTGGCATTGCCTCCACCACCATCGGCAGCGCAGTTAATCGTCAGCTAACTTTTTGGTCGAGAGTCAGCTCTTGGACTCTTGTTGGCCCAGCAGGGAGGCATGTGGGTGACCGAATAGATGCCTCTCATCGTTGAGGAAAAGTGAAGTACGACCCCCGAAACCACGGTGCCCGATGCGGCGAATGTCCGCTCGGCCCAGGTTCATCGGGGGTTTTGCGTAAGGACTTGTGGCAGCCCGTGCCCCCGGAGAGACACACCGGGGCGCGGGTTCTTGCTGTAGGTGAAAGCCCATCTGCGGAGTCGACCACCTACGGCCGACCCTTGGTAGGTCGGGCAGGCAGTGAGTGGAACAGCGCGCTCAGTGCTTTGGGTAAGCGGCGACCTGATGTAGACCTCGACCATGTGACGTGCTGTAAGCCGTCCGGTCAAGAGGCAGGTGCCTGGAGGCGCTTCGACAAAGACTTGGGTAGGCTCAACAAGAAGCGCGCCAAAGATGGTGACGAGGCAATCGCTCACCCGTCTGAGTGCTGCCGCCCGCGACTGCTTAGTGTCGCAGCTAACTATCCCTACATCATAACGATGGGTAAGCGCGCGACCTTTGCGCTGACTCGGCTGAACAGCAGCATCCAAGCTACGCGCGGCGGTCCACTTAGCCTCGACGATGACTGGTCCGTCGTCCGTGAAGAAGGCACTCGTAAAGCTATGCCGATGCTTTCACCCGGATTCATACAGCGGTCGCCCAGTTGGCGGCATGTGCTACACGCGGACCTGGGTAAAGCGTTCCGGTGGTTCGCCGATACATTGCGGTGGGAAGATCCTGACGTGCTGTGGAAGCCTGAGCCACACGAGCTGGAAGAGTGGTTGGCGCAGCCGTCACCCTTCTGGGTCTACGACGTTGAGACGGATGGCATTGAGGCGATGACTTGTGGGCTGCGCACCATCGCTATCGCCATACCTGACCTCGATGCTAACGGTAAGGTGGTTCGCACAGGCAAGGCGCACCAGGTGTCGCGGGCTGTTGCGTTCCCGATACTCTCTACAGATGGCCATACAAGACTGAACCCACCTGAGAAAGAGCGGGCACTACTCGACATTATGCGGCGTGTCTTCACCGACGGGCGTGTCTGGGTGGGCCACAACGCGGGGAGCTACGACCGCATGGTGGTGGAGCATCACCTGGGTGTCACCCCTAAGCCACTGGTCGACACGCTGTTTCCCGCACGCTTCCGAGCGCCGGACTTACCGAAGGGGTTGAAGACCATCGGCTCGATACTCACTGACGTTGAGCGTTGGGAGACCACCGAGAAGGGTACCAAGATTAGTACCGGCTCTCAGGATGACGACGAGCTACTGCGCTACAACATCTTAGACACTGTAGTCAACGCGCGTATCGTTGCCCCTCTTATAGATGCCGCAGCGGCGCAGGGTGCGTTTCGTGGTATCCGTGCAGACATTAAGCCTGGTAACTGGCCCGGCACACAGGCATGGAATCTCAACGAGGTAGACCACAAGACCCAAGAGATGTGTGTGGAGATGCACAAGAATGGTGTGTGGGTGGACCAGGGACTGCGCGGTCGCCTTGAGGTCGAGTACAAGATTAGCGTAGACAAGCGATATAAGAACCTGCGGGCCTTGGCACCTACAATAGATAACCCAGGTAGCGCGGCCCAAATACGCGACCTGCTCTACGATAAGTGGCAGTTAAGTATGCCCGCTCAGATGGAGACAAAAGACTTCTACACAGAGGCCGGGCTACCGAGTACCGGTGATGCTGTGCTTCGAGGTCACTTGGCCGGCGGTCAACTCAACCCTGAGCAGACACGGTTCATCTATGAGCTACGTCTCTATCGCCGAGAGAAGAACAAGGTGCTGGGCACCACACTCATTCCCATGCGAACGAAACGCATGGACCCGAAGAAAGGCGTTGCGTGGGACGACGGCCGGGTGCGGTCCAGTTGGAACGCTCATGTCACCAGTGTGGGTAGACTATCGAGTAGCGGACCAAACCTGCAAAACCTCGGGAGTCGTAAGGGCCAAGGGCGATTGAAGTCTATCTTTGCAGCACCGCCCGGACGCATACTCATCGGCGCGGACCTGGACCAAGCCCACCTAAGAATCACCGCAAGCTACTGGAAGATACCACTGCTGTTGGAGTGCTTCCGCGAGGGCAAAGACCCACACAACACGCTCGCAGCGTCGGCCTTTGGGGATCGATTCGCTAACGCCGATGGGTGGGGGCCGGACGGGTTCAGCCTCTACACGAAACCGTCTGGTGGTACGGCGAAAGCTATGCGTGATGTAGTGAAGACACTTCGTTACTCCAGTATCTATGCGGCTAACCCCGCAACGGTGTGGCAGATTATCACGTCTACTGAGGTAGATAACGGGGAGCTTCCGTACGTGGGCATGTCCATCCGCGAGGTGCGGGTAATGCACGACGCCTGGTTGAAGTCCGAACCCGAGTGGGCGCAAGCATGGGACCGCATGATGGCGGACTACAAACACCAAGGCTGGATGGAGGAGCCCGTTATGGGTAGGCGCTCCGGTCCTCTCAGTGATGGCAAGCTCAACGAGGTGGTGAACTTCCCCATCCTGGCAGCCGAGGGAAGTGTCATGCGTTTAGCTGAGTGCGCCGTAAGAGACGCGTTCCCCTTCGAGTTTGCGGGTCCAGGCACCGGGATGATTCATCAGTGCCATGACTCCATCGCAGTCGAGGTACCGCTACCAGGCGGCTTCGATCCTTTATGGTCTCCGGTGAAGGGCGAGCCTTTGCCGCCGGAGATTGAACGTATGCGACGCACCATGGAAGAGTGCATGGTCATCAGAATACCCTCGTGGGAAGTACCCATGACGGCAGAGGCAGACGTAGGCAGAACACTGAAAGACATATAGGAATCCAACAATGAACCTTGCAGCTA